CCAATTAAACTCTGCAAACTTTTAAATGGCGCTCCGGATGATCCCAGGTACCCGTCGGAAACGAGTGACTGTGGTGTCAGACCCAGCGGCGACGAACAACGTGGTGCCGCCCGGTGGATTGACATTAGGCCAAAGGGAATCTAGGCGGAGGCCGGGACTCAGGTAGACGATCGGGTACTCCCTAGCCAATAGATACTTGTTCTTATGGTAGTAGGGCACCGTCACTTCGACACCATTCTCCCTCGTAGCCGTTTGGACATCCATGGCATCGGTGTGAACCCCATACGAAGTGGGCTCAGGATCGAAAACGCCGATGTACCAATTAACCGCGGTGGTGCCGCCAACGAGCTTATACCGCGTGCTACCCCGCAACCCTGTGTAGAGCTGCGAGTAATACGCGTAGTAGGTCATCGGAGCGTAGCCGGGTCGGACAGGAGTGCAATTGTTCCACACGTCTATACTGGAACTCGCACGAGCAACTGGCGGGAAGTGAGGAAAGGATCCGAGAGTCACACCACTCATGTCAGCATACGAGCAAAAGTGTTGCCACAGTGCCCGAGCAGACATAAACTCTTCACCAAACAGCATCTCCTTTGACGGATAGCTATCCGACTCCTGAAGCACCACTTGACTCGACATCTCGAGGTTATCACGGTCCATCTGCCACTCCAATCTAGGGCCCATCTGAAAATGGATCTGGTCGAAACTCTCAGTCAAACCCTTATTGGCAGGTACACCAAACCTCATATCCTGCATGGGACGGGCAAAAACAAGAACCCTCACCGTAGCAGAGGTCACCTTCGGAGCTGTCAAGGGAGACATCACGCGGAAAACCAACTTCCCGTTCACGCTCCCCGAGGCAGTGATCGACGTCGTAATGGGGAGACCGGTTTGCACGGCCTTCGGACAACTCCCGGGAGCTTGGGAGTAACCGACCTGGATTTGCGTGGCACTCGTCCCGTTCATGTTCACACTGACGTTGGGTAGGATGTTGGTGGGATCCACCGTCAGCGGGTTCCAATCGGACGAGCTGCCCAACGAGTCCCAAAACACCTGGAGAGTGCCCTCCAAGTTCGGACTCGAAGGGATGTAAATCATGAACTCCATCCCGCCTCGCCAAAAGCGGAAGGGCATCCCGGCGTAACCGCCCGGAGTCAAGTAAGTCACACCCAAGGTTTGAGCCGAGATGAAAGGGGTCACCGGGATTTGGCGGACGACAGATACTGGGGTGGTGGTCGAGATGGTGAACGTGTCCACTAGGCCCCAGCGCTCGAAAAGCGAAGGGAAAGACATAGGATCCTCTCCATCACCACCACCTAAACGGGGATCAATGGAGGTGGCATTCGTAACACTAAGAGCTGAGATTTCTCCAGAGTCCAAGTTGTCCACGTTGCCGAAGGTAGAGAAAACTCGCCTCACCGTGGGCATAGGCTTCTCTGGAGATGCATCACGTGTGAAACCGAACATGCTAGCCACTGAGGAGATGGCCGCCAGCCCGGCTGCCGCAGGCTCCGCAAAAGGGGCAATGGCGGGAATCGCCGCTCCCAATGTTCCAAGACCCGAAGCCATTTTAGTTCCAAATGTAGACCACTTACCACCACTGGAGGCGGCCTCACGCACAGGGAACTGCTCAGCTGTGCTCTTCTTCTTTTTCTTACCCATTTGAAAGCGCAGATTAGTGAGCTTGTAGCCGGGAGCCATACGGCCGTACACCTGGATCTCGCCACTCACGAAGTCGTTGATAGTAGAAGAGAGTGGAGAGAAGGCCCAAACCAACAAGCGCCAACAACGCGGGGTGGCTTCACGAGTGCTGATCATGTCCTGGTAGTGCTCAAAGGGAATGTCGATAACGGCTGAGTTCTTGAGCTCGCAGTTGAGTAAGGCGAACAAATCGCCGACGCTGGTGTAGGGGGAATCAAAAGAGGGGCCATCACCCTCAGCAGCAGTAGAGGTTGGCTCTCCGCCATCGCACAACAACTGCACGTTGTAAAGGCCATAACAGGAGCCAGGCACAACCAAACGCACAGTGATGACCATGTCGAAGCGGCAAAGAGAGTAGTTGGTCAAATAGGAGGCAATGAGAGGGTTGCTGAGGTACTCACCATATAGGTCGAAAAGTCCGACCAAGTTGATGAGAGGAGTGTCCAAGGAATCAATCGTCTGACGCAGCAAGAGAGTATCACGCTGGAAAACGTCTGTTAGAGGAATGTCCTTGTTAGGGGAGGGGTCTCCTTGGACTTGGAGACCCACGTTAGTGGATTCAGGTACCATAATGGTAACGTTATCAGTCCCGGTCGCGACATCGGCGACCTCTGTGGCGGGAGTGGAATTCATAGTAAATTATTCTGGAGCGGGTCCCACAGGCAAAGTGGGTTATTTTTCGACGCGTAACGCTCCACGTACTCGTCGTAGGTCAAAATGACCAGGTGAGGGGAAACCCTCGGATTGTCTCGTAGGAAAGCGGTAATTAGACCGTGAAAGCGATCAAAAACTTCACGACCCAACATCCAACTCTCTGCGAGCACGTTGCTCATCATCATAGCCTCGTGGTCCACCAACGAAAGAGGACCGCTCGAACGCCAAAGCAGCATTTTGATGAGCGTCTTAAGCTCTATCGGCGCCAAACACTGGCCGTCACGCCAGACGAAGCGGCGCTTGAGGAAAGTAACCTCTGCCGGATCGTCAAATTCTGTGAGCACGTCATCTTTTCGGGACGACGTAATCTTAGCACCGAACTCACGCGCAATGACCTGAACAACACGCTGGTTGTACCACGAGACACTAGTGGTAGAGACAGTGTCATCACCAAGAACAACCTGTCTGACCACATCGCGGAAAAGGGGCACACTCCCCAACAGTCCCTCACGCACGCGCTGCT